GTCTCTACAAGATGCTAATAATTATAAGAATTAAGAACAAATGTACTATCGATTAGTGCTACTTGTGGTTATCCGTCGCAATGAGAGGCTCGCCAAGTAGGATCTAATAATTGATCATTTAAAAGGAAATCATTTTGGAGGTCTTGAAAATCGACACCTTGGAAAGTTGGTATTCCATAATCGATTTGCAATCCCTCAAAAGTGAAGTTCCGTGGCTTGATCGTGCCACCAAAGGATTTCCAAAAGTCCCTTATATCTGCCTGTAACTTATCGAAATAAGATCGTCCATGAAACCAAGATTTTCGCACGGCGTCTTCGCAATTAACAACTGCCGCTTGTATTTCATTTTCTGAGATAAAGGTTGTGTCAGAAACCCCTTTTGTTTTGCGCACCCAATTTGTTGTGTCTAAAATATCGCTTAAGGGCGGTACGCATATCCAAACTCCACCGGGGATTGGTGTGTCGGTGAATTTTGAAAATCCCTTCTTCAAGAATGTCGCTTCTTCTATCGAACAATGTTTTCGGACGGAACCGTCCTTATTCACATCAGTATATGAAACTCCAAACTTTTCGAAATACTTCGAAATTGTTTCGTTGTTAAATAATTCAATTACTGAAGGGTGAACAGAGAAGATTACATCGTCGCCATAACAATAAAAAACAACAAGATCCTTGAAGTGGTGAAGTCCTGTGAGCTCAGGTTTAAGATCACGCATAATGCCAATCCAGGCACACCTGAAATACAACATATTGCAAATACTGTTAGTTTGTACTGTGTTGATATCACCAGAAGGGCTGCCACACCTAACTTTGAAAACGCGATTATAGGCCATATTGAAAGAGTCGGTAACTCTATAGCCAAGCATTGTTCTAGTCGTTTGATGTTCTTTCGGGCAGTCAAACTGGTTATACCAACTGTTCCTTACCTTGTATGTTGCATGTACGAAGTCAGTGAGAAGGCGAGGTCCAAATTTACTAAAATCTCCCGTACAAATGTAAGGAGAATGTTCAGTTAACTTTTTCGCAAGCGTATCCCAATCAAGTGATTCTGGGTTGATGCCTACAGCATGTTCTAAATCAAGCCTTGAGTTTTGGAAAGCATAATTAAAATCCATTAAAAACTTTCTTGAGGAGATAGTGAGTGTTAGTGGGCTACCTTGAATTAACCTTGGTTTATTGACTTTATTCGGTGGTAGTCTCTCATCCTTGTGTGTTACTTGAAAAATGGTTAGTGGCGCAACACCACTGGCCATTGCATTTTCTTCTTCATCAAGTAATGTTAAAAGACGAGGGTCAACAGTAACGTCGCCAACATCATAATCAATATCAATAATGTCTTTCTTGGATTTTGTTTTTGCACTCCAAACCCATGGCACTCCAGGACTTGTGTTCATAGTCAAGCCAACAACTTTTCCAGGTATTCCTATGATTGCTTCCCGCAATGATCTCTTTGATGCTACGTCCATATCACTTATACAATGAGTTAAAACCATGTTAGTGACATCTTCGGTTGCAATTCGGATATCTTCTTTTGGAAAACTTTCATGTGGGACAAAGTTTTTCATTCCCTGAATTAGAGTGTTTTGGCCTTTATCGCCATCAGTTGAAATGATTGCGGGAGACCGTTGAACTTCACCAAAGCGTTCATGACAGACGCTTTTCCTGATCTGAGTTTTTGTTGAATGGTATAGTGTCATCATGCTACTATTTTTAGCTGCTCCATAAACAGTGATGTTTTCAGGTAATCCTTCTATTTTAACCCCGGACAGTTTAGTTTTATTTGTTTCTGAGAGATCGACAATCTCTACTAAACCAACTTCACTAAATTGCGCTTGGGTAAGTGCGTTAAAATACAAGTTTTTCTGAGTACTGGCGGATAAGACCCCAATTACTTTTGATGTGCTTCTATCGATTAAAATTGAACCACAAGAAGAGGAGAAATCTTGTCCTGGATTTTTGCAGGAGTAACCATTAAGTAACACTTGAACTTTTAACCCTTCTTCTGACCAAGTAACAACGTCGGCTGCTGAATAAGAATAAACACAATTTTCTACTTTGACATTTTCTGCTTTAAAGAATCTTTCCTCACGTTTTTCTGTAGAGGGGTCCATGATATAGAAATTGTTAGTGTCAACATACGAATTTTCTGAAGCAATGAGTGTTGGCTTCAAACTTTTGCAAGAGAAATCATTCAACTCAAGATTGAAGAGAACAATATCTGATCCGTTAGTATCCACAATCAGTTCCTGATTTTTATCATAGAACTTATCCAATGGAATTTTCTTTCGTTCGTATTTTCCATTAAAGCGTTTCAAAATTACAATTGGGAAAAGTGTGTATGCTTCTTTAGCACAGTCAGCGCAAGCTGGGCTGCCATGTTTTGTGCAATTAGTGTAGTGTTGTCGCATCTTTTTCAATGTGATCGACAAAATCGTGCTAAGCGAGTGTAACTGAGTCAAAAAAGTTGTCCCAGATAAGCAAAATGCTCGAGAGATGTAAGCTTCATCATATGTTGCCACTTCAATGAGTGAATTATTATAACGCTGGAGTGCGTTCTTAAATTCATCTTCACCAGAAGGTTTAACAGGCGCTTTCTCGAATTTTGCACTTCCTGCCTTGCTTGTTTTCATCTTTCTTGAAAATTTTGTTTTAACGTCTGCACTAGCGAAGAGAGATGGATGAACTATTCCTGATGGGGTCAAACCGTCGTTAGCTAGCTCTTGAATGTGTTTTTCAATTACTGACCGTCCTAAAGTTAGATTTCGTACAGTGTTTTTATCACAATGTTCCTTAGCAATATGAATTTGGTAATCGCTTTGGGTGATTTTAGGTTGTGATAAACTAAATTCATTCATCTCTGCGCTTGGTTCCGTTATTGTTATTTTACTGTCTTCAATTGAATCTTCAACCCATTTTTCTGCTTCCTTCTTCCTACGGTTTTTCATCATTTGAGTACAGATAATAACAATTCCGACAATTGCACTGAGAACTCCCAATCCTGCTACTAAAGTTTGGTGTTGTGAAAACCAACTGGTTTTCGCAACAGCTTGCTTAATATAGACACTTGCTTCGTCGACAACTACTTCAACTTTTTCGTCCAGGTAGATTGCGGGGATGATTCTGAGATATTCTGCTCTTTGTTTAAAACTAACATCTCTACAAAGATTCACATCCTTAAGCACTTCATGGAAGCGCTTGTAGTATGAAATTCTTTCAATCTCCCAGTTACAAGTTTGCGAACAAGGTGTGTCAAAAACATTTGGATATCCATCGAAGTCCCAAGAGACTTCAGTGTTATTGACTATTGGGAAATGAAACTCATCTCTCAAAACCTCGTGGGCACAATTGTAACGTCGTCTTTCTGGTTTATTTCTAAATAAAATTTCAGCGGCCTTGCTAACTGAGCGAAACATACTGGGTTGTATACTCGCTTCAATGTCAGCTAAAACCTTCTGAAACTCTTCTTCAGAAACCATCTGGTCGAAGTCTTTGCCAACGAATTCCGGGACTCTGCTGTTCTCAAATTCAGGGTCCCTAAGCTGCCTTGCGACAATCTCACGGTAATACCTCTCGTTCTCTTGTGCAAAATAAGATTTTGCATTGTCCAAGAGATCAAGGCGCATTTGTTCGAATGTCATCTCGTCTTGCCGGGTACTTGAGCGGTTCGGACACATTTTATAGAAAGTTAGATGTTTTCTTTCAATATATGCGTCCGTGGGGTTTGCGTCGAGGCATTTTGCACACCCAAAAGAAAATACTTCACAAAAGGCACATGATTTATAAATATTTAAATCAGCGGTAACCTTATAAAGTACATTTCTTCTGGACCAAACAATTGATTGCAAAATACCATTGTGGGTGGGGTAATCGAAATTGGATGCACATGCCACCAAGCGTGCAACACTGTAAGTTCCTTTGTCGTCGAAAGCTTTTGGAACTTGAAAAGCTGCGGCACCTTTCAAACTAGTGAGCAAGGCGCAGTCACTTTCGGAGACTTCAGATGGAGTTGTCCTATTGAAGTCATCGAAAATGACTACTTCTTGTTCTTTATAGTTCGTCCAGTATTTGTCAGAGGCGGGGACGATGAATTTGCAATCAGAGCGATTCACAACGTCCCACGGAGCGAGGTCAATTATATCATCACACAACTCATTTAACATGTGTGATTTGCCGATTTGTGTTCCTTTTCCTGCAATATAAAAACAAAATGGGTCGTACTTTACTTTAGGAACATGAGCGAATACTCCAATCTGGGATCGAGTTTGTTTGAGATCCATAAGCGTTCTGTTAACTAAGATAGAAAGTCTGCTATCACTTGCTGTTTTGGCAAGATCAATAGCAAACTTTTCACCTTGTTTAACTAGCTTATAAACGAGACCAGAAACTTCACGATTTCCACGAATTTTACGGAAATTTGTGATGTCTGTGATCTTGTTTGAGCGGTTAATCCAAACTGAGATTGTGTCGTCTTCGAGCCAAGAGAGGAGTTTACTTTCGGGGAAAAATTTGCGGACAATTTTTGTTGTGACATTTTGAACAAAATTAATTAAAGATTGAATGAAATTAAAAATTCTTTGATAAATTGTCGCGCCTGAGATTGTGAATCGAGCCATTTTTTCCATTTCTGACATATCACTCATTTTTGACTTTGGAATTGAGAAAAATGTTGCAATTGAAGTTACGAGTGTTGAAGCTAAAGTTGTGAAACCGGAATTTGAAGTATTAGATGGAGTGATTCTATTCATTGATTCGTAAATGTAAGTTAAACTATCATGAATTTTACTAATTACTGGGTCGAAAAGAAAGCCTATTTGAGAAAAGATTCCACAAACTGAAATTAAAAATGTTGAAAGTGTTGGGTTATTAAAAATATGCGCAATGTGGGTTACCAAAGAAGCTGCTAACTTATAAGGCTTGCCATCAGAACGCATAGACTTAAGAAAATCCTGAAGGGCTGCATTTGTTTCGGTGAAGCCGTTTGCTGCTGAGTGAATACTGTCAAGTGTTTGTTCTAATTTATCAGTGGGGCCTCTAAACATTGAGGGCGTCAAAAATGGAGTTTCTGCGGCTACGACTTGGGCTTCCCTGAGGGGGAAACCATTAAACATTGAAAAACCAGCGTCATCGCCAAGAGCACGATAAGCTGCAAAATCTATTGTTGATTGAGGACCAGTCCAATAGAATTCTAATTTACCTAAACCTGAACTTACGTTAGTCAAAAATTTATTTGATTGGTAACTTGCATTTAAGATGCAATTTACTGGGACATAGAAGGGAATTTCAAAGGCCATTACGTTGTTTTGCTGAAGAGAGATTATTGTAACACCTAAACCATTACTCCTGAAGGGAATTTGAGCACGTTGAAGAGTTGGTGTGAGTGGATAGATTTGAATTTGAGGTTCATGATAAATTGCGAAAGTGCCACCATTGTCTGAAACGATTGAGAAGATATACCGAGTAGAACCTCGGAA